AATAAGCGCAAGTCTGTTGTTCGTAAGCCTCGTGTTGCTAAACCAAAGCCTGCTGATAAGGTCGTATCCAAGATCAAGTATCAGAAAGAAGATACGGCGCTCAAGATCGTATCTATTGATCCAACCAAGCTCGTCGGTGCAACTGAGCTCTGGACATTCAACACTAAATACAACGTCCTTTCGCATTACGTCGCGGGCGAGGGAGGCTTATCACTGAAGGGGACTACTCTTCAGAACTTCACTGAAGCGTCATTGCAGAAGAAACTGCGTAAGCCAGCAGATGTTCTTCCGACTATTACTACCAGCACATCCAAGAGCGCAGAACGTAATTTCAACTCAGTAACAACGAAAGCAAGTGCACCGAATGGACGAGTCAACGAATTCACCGTCATCCTCCGCGCAATCAAGTGAAGACAATATCATTCCGTTCCCTACGACAAGGCTGCGTTTAGTTCCTATCGAGGAAGCAGAAAAGAATGAAGAGGCTGATCGTAAATACGTCGATGAGTTCGTACACGAGTTAGCCCTTCATCTCCTTTCTGAGTTTCATGAAGAAGGCTTTGATATTCAGACGAAGGTGTTCGATAAGAACTTTGGCTTTGTAGTCGAGACTGTGCGTTCTACGTTGTACGCCACGTATGATATATTTCATCCGTTCCAGGAGATCGTAGATAAGTGCGTAAAGTTCGCCCATGATAATGATGATGATGAGTTCGACCCAGATCCAGAACCAGCTTGACATCTCGTCTCTGACGTGGTACTATATGCTATGAAATGGAGTTTGGTATGATCCTCGTAGATTTCAGTCAGGTCATGATTTCGAATATCATGATGCAATTGGCTAATAATGAAAAGCAGCTCGACGAGGAAATGGTTCGCCATATGGTCTTGTCGAGTTTGCGCCTGTATAAGAAAAAGTTCGGTGACGAGTATGGTGATCTCGTAATCTGTTGCGATGGTTACTCGTATTGGCGTCGTGACGTATTCCCTCACTATAAGGCTGCTCGTAGAAAGTCCCGCGATAAGTCACCGCACGATTGGAACGTCATCTTTACGTCGCTGAACAAGATTCGCGATGAGATGCGTGACAATATGCCCTACACCACACTGCGTTTCGAGAAGGCTGAGGCTGATGATATCATCGGTGCCATCTGTAATGCTCGTGGCTCATTCCTCAACACAGCCGAACGTATCCTTATCGTATCGGGTGATAAGGACTTCATGCAGTTGCAGCAATACGGCAACATCACTCAGTACAGCCCTGTCATGAAGAAGTTCATCACGCCTGATGTGAATCCTGCTCGGTTCAAGCAGTATCATATTCTACAAGGTGATGCTGGTGACGGTGTGCCTAACTTCCTTTCCGATGATGATACGTTTGTCGTAGAGGGTAAGCGCCAGAAACCTCTTCCTAAAAAGAAGCTGGAGGAATGGACGCTGATGGAATATGCTACATACTGTACGACTCCAGGGATGCTGTCGAACTACGAGCGTAATCGTGTCATGGTTGATTTCGACTATATTCCTCAGAATCTACAGAAAGAAATCGTTGAGTCGTATGAAAACTACAAACGACTGCCACGCAGCAAGATTCTCGACTACTTCATCAAGAATCGTTTGCGTACTCTAACTGAAGCTATCGGAGAATTCTGATGTTTAAGAACTGGAGTATTGATCATACAATGATTACCGTTTTTGCGAGCATTCTTTTGTTCCTTTCGTTGGGTCTGTATAATGCTTATCGAGAAGATGTGCGATATGCAGATAATCTTGCGCGCATGTACGATCACTGTATGGCTGACGGCAATAAAGACTATGATTGCTGGAGTAAAATCTACACTAAGAAGGTGCGATGATGAGTGATACAGATCGTATCGAACGTGATATCGTTGCGATGGAAAAGGAAATTCGTAGCCTTAAAGCGAAGCTCGACAACTCTGTCATTGATATCCGTGCAGTAAACTATTGGGGGTGGACCACTGCAGATAAGCAGAAATGGGACGTCATTCGTCATGAGATTCAATATAAGCGCCAAGGTTCACCTGAGTGGATTCCGCTTCCTGTGATCCAACGTAACATGAGTGATTTAAACGTAACACAAATACCAATTCCTACTGGAGAACTTGAAGAATGATTGATATGGCTAAGTATGCTCAGTTTGTTATGGCTGTGACTAGCAAAGAGAGTCGCGTGTGTGCGGAATTTCTTGACAGAGTGAAGACTATACACTATGATAGGGATAATATCATCAATGTGCCTCTGTTGCTTACGGCTATGATTGGCATGACCAGTGAAGCAGGCGAAGCTCAGGAAATCATCAAGAAGGTGTTGTTCCAGGGTAAGTCCTATACCGAGGAAACTCGTCAGCATCTAATCAAAGAACTCGGCGATGTGATTTGGTATTGGACTAATGCGTGTAATGCATTGCAGATCGACCCGAATGAAGTAATCGCAGGAAACGTGGATAAGCTTCAGGCTAGATATCCTGGTGGCACGTTCGATGCATTCTATTCCGAAAATCGTAAGGAAGGTGATATCTAATGACTAAGAAGCTTGTTATGGTTGAAGTGCTTTCGCAGTATCGTATGCGCTATGTCATCGAAGTAGAAGATGACATTGATCATGCGCTCGACGAAGTCATCATGCAACAGGATAATTTCGAGTTCCATGAGTTCAGTCAGAAACACTTGGAACCATCACCTATCATTGCTCATTACGAAATCAGTCGCGATGAGTATCTCAAGATCTTCAACGAAGATAATGATTATCTTGCGAAGTGGGATGACGACAAGAAATTTTCATATATAAACTATATCGACTACGATTCACAAGAAATGGAGATTGACGATGGCGCTTGATTCAAGAAAATGTATGGCAACAATTATCGAAAAGATTGAGGCTCAGACGACTGTAGAACGACAGGTTGACTTTCTCAATCTGCATTCTTCGTATGCACTAAAGATTGTGCTCGGTTATGGTATGGACCCTGGATGCAAGTGGTTGCTTCCCGAAACCGATCCTCCGTATACTCCTCTGTTCGAAGCAGCTGATCAGGAAGAAAAGTTCTATTCTGAATGCAAGAAGCTAATCTATTTCGTAGACACCGATGAAGGTCGCACAGTAAAAACGCTCAAGCGCGAGCAGCTTTTCATTCAGGTGCTTGAGTCAGTAGATCCGCGTGATGCTAAGATGATTCTACGCATGAAGAACAAGCAGCTTAAGATTAGTATGGAAGCAGTCAAGCAAGCGTTTCCAAATCTTGCTGGTCATTGGGTGGAAGAGAAGACAACTAAGGCGGCAAAGGCGAAGAAATGAATACAGGGTTTATCATCGGCAATGGTACGTCTCGTAAGTCGTTTGACCTCACGAGGCTGAAACCTTACGGGACTATCTTTGGATGCAATGCGCTCTATCGAGATTTTCCAGACCACTCAATTCCTGATTATCTTGTTGCTATTGACGATGGCATCATGACAGAAATCGAAGGTTCGGATTTTCCGTCGAAGCGTGTTATCTTTCCGCCGATTGATGAGCGCTGGGAACCAGCTTCATGTAATCCTGGACGCCCGCGTAGTAATGCTGGCGTCAATGCTATGCGCGAAGCAATCAAGATGGATTTTGACCAGCTGATTTGTATCGGTTTCGACTTTATGATTAGCGATGCTAATAAGTCTGTGTCCAATATCTATCATGGCTCAGATAACTATGGCATGGAAACTCGCGCGAGCGCGAATGACAATCCTGGGCGTATTCGTTATGTTCAGTGGCTAGTCAATCAGCATCCTGAGGTAGATTTCATTTTTATTTTCCCAAATGACTTGACAATCAATCCCGTATATGGTATAAATGTGTTTATCAGCACTTATGAAAACCTCCTAAAGCATACATAGTGGTATCCAATTAGGAGGAGGAGAAAACATGGTAAAGACAATTTATCTCGAGCATTCACAGCTCAATCAAATGAATCATACTTTGGGTAAGTTCCTAGACCATGATTGCTATGACCTTGTGCTTACAGAAGATACAGACGTCTACGAGCCACTAACGCCATTTCAATTGGCTTTGGGTGAAGAGAATAGTGAAAAGAATCTGCTATGCAAGTTCCGCAAGAAAGTGTTTCCCAAGGAAATGACTGATGCAGCATACACGCATTTGCGTAGCGGCGCTATGATGTCCGATAATCGTGGTCTTGCTGCTGGCGTCGAACGTGATACTGCATTCCAAAAGCTTCCTGACGGCGAAGGTTCTCGCCGTTGGGTGACTGAACGTGAAAAGGCAGTTCTACAATATCTTGCTCAGGGTTCGCCTCGTTCTGTAGACGACCGCGATAGACTACAAGAAATTTATGATGGAACACCAAACACTCCATTGCAAGGTCGTGGTGCTGGTGGAAATAAAGAACTCGGATCGGTTCGTGCGGGCGCTATCTGGATTGTCAATAAGACTGTTAACTTCGACTTTGATAAGTGGTTTGCTGATGTTTCTACTAAGAATGCGAGCGAGCGTCGTCAAGCAGCACATCATGTTCTGTTCGATATGATTTCCGACACAACGTATGCTAATGGCGTGCGTTCGGGTGTTGGTGGTTTCATGGATAGATATCCACGCATTCCGTTCTGTCGCGAAACTGGATGGAGTGCTGGAAATAAAGATAAGTATGAAGCGTCTATTGCGCTGTTCGAAGCTGCGAATGAAGTATTCAAGCGCGAAGTTCCTATTCGTTGGGCGGGTCAAGCAGCTGCTATGGAGCAACTCGGTGAAGATTGGCGTATCGGTAACACTGTCTATACGACTCTAACTATCAATCGCGATTTCCGTACTGCTGCTCATCGTGACGTTGGTGACCTGTGTGAATGCTACGAAACTCCAGGCGTTAATATTCCTAAGGGATTCAGTAATCTGCTCGTTCTTGACAACGGCAAACAATATCAGGGATTCTACCTTTGCTTTCCCGAGTTTCGTGTTGCTGTTGATATCCGTGCTGGCGACATGATTATGATGAATGCTCATCGTATCCATAGCAACTCACCTGCTTTTGCCTATGAAGAAGATTTTGAGCGTATGAGTGTGGTCATGTATTTCCGTGAGTCTATGATTAGTTGTGGTTCGCGTAAGTATGAAGAATGTCGTCGCGAGTTTGTGTATATGCGTCGCGATAACAAAGAGCATCCGTTGTGGCACGAAAGCTGGAACGGCGTATCCCCTAGCATGTGGGATACAGAAGAGTGGGCGAATTATCTTGGTCATAATGGATTCTTAGCAGAGGCAAACGAGGTTCTAAATAAGCTGGGTCTCGAGCAAACTTTCTAAGAAGGAGATATATCATGTTGTGTGTGATTCCTGCGGCAGGACGCGGCGTTCGTTTCAACGAACTCGGTAAGAACTATCCTAAGTGCGTCCTGCCGTATCAAGAAATTCCTATCATCGTTCATAACATCCGTTTCGCGCTTGAAGCTGGTGCTCGTATCGTCACAATCGTTACGGGTCATCAGGGTCATCGCATCATTGAAATTGTGAAGATGTATTTTCCTGACGATGATAGGATACGTTTCGAAGACTATGTTCATATTGGAAATGGTGGTCCTGCCGTATCTATCTACTGTGGTGTTCCTGAAACTATCAACGAGCCAGTTCTTGTTCTGTTGAGTGATATCATCGTCAAGACCGTTCCTGATATGTGGTTCGCTGCTGGTTCTGTTTCTTGGATTAGCGTACAGAAAGTTCCTGACTGGAATCGCTGGTGCATGGCAGTAGACGATGGTGAGCGAATCGTTGCTTTTCATGATAAGCCTGCCGATAAGCCTCCAACGAATCTTGCTGTCAGCGGTGTGTATTATTTCGCTAACGGTGTTCGTTTTCGTCAGTCGTTGCATGTCGCTATCTATGGTGCTCGCGTGCGCGATGGTGAGATTCAAATTTCTCAAGCTATGAATCTATATAAAGACGAAGAAGAAATCAAAGCCAAAGAAATCAGCATCAAAGACTTTGGTACGTTGCAAGAGTATCTTGAAAATCGAGGCATCAAGAACTCGCGCGAGTTCAATCAGGTTCATGCTACTGATAAGGGAACGACTATCACCAAGTCTTCTATCATGCAACCAGCTAAGATTCATGCTGAGATGAACTGGTATGAAAATCTTCCGACTCCTATCAAGTTGCTGACTCCGCGTATCCTTGAAAAGAAACCATATGGCAGCGTAGAAAGCGGACGTCCTACATACACGATGGAGCGTATTGATAGTCCCACGCTGCGTGAGCTTTATCTATATATCGAGTCTGACCCAATCTTCTGGACGGAAATCTACATCAAGCTGTTTGATATCCTGGATAAGTTCAGGTTCTACTATAAGCCAGGTGTTTATTCACAGTTCTTCAATAAGATGTCTGAAAAGAACTGGGAACGATTCTCTATGATTGAGGAAGAGAACCCTGAGTTTGACCTCGACCATGCGCGTGAGTTCCTGCGCAAGTTCGATGAAATGAAGGAAGATGAAGAAGCTCTTGTTCACTGGTCCGACTCGCTATCTCATGGCGATTTCTGCTTCTCAAACATTTTCTATCATCCTGGCAGCAAGCAAATAAAGCTCATCGACCCTCGTGGTGATGCGTATGGCAACATTCTGTACGACCTAGCCAAACTTACACACTCCGCCTATTATCCCTACGACTATATCGACGCCGAGCTGTATGTCAAGAAAGGCGAAGATATCATCATCTTTGATGCTGGCAAAGAAGCTGCGCGTGAAGCTTACAAAACTGCGTTCATAGCCAAATATGGTGATAAAGTTTGGCGTCTAACTTTGTTCTTGACAGCGTCTCTGTTTTTGAGTATGATACCACTTCATTCACATAACAAGACTAATCAGGAAGTTTTCTATGCACTGTATCGTAAGGCGTCCGCAGACAGCAGATTTGTTTGATAAAAGCCTAGTGTTCGACCTCGATGATACGCTCAGTTTCGCTGACGTATCTATCGGGGATTCACGCACTCGCTATGCTTCCACTAAGCCTAACACTCCAATCGTAGAAAAGTTACGCGAGTGTCACAAGAACGGATGGTATATCACCATTTTGACTGCGCGTCATATGCGCTCTCAGCTAAATGATATTGAGACCTGCGTCAACAAACTCGGTCAGATCACCGTAGATTGGCTTGATCGCAACGAAATCCCATTCGACCAACTCGTATTCGGTAAGCCATATGGAATGTGGTATATCGACGATAAAGCTATGACACTCGAAGGATTCCAGAATGACTTCACCCCTTAAGATAATCATTACAACCTTCATGCGCGAGGATAACCAACGTGCAGTTTTTCAAATTCCAAAGGCGCTCCACGAGAACGTCTATGTTTTCACGCGAGAGGATCAGGTTTCCAAGCTTCGACCTCATATTCCTGATAGCATCCGGGTTATTGCTAATCCCCTTGATATTGATGGGATTGCTGACATTAGGCAGCGTTGTATTGATAATCCTGAAGTAGGCAAAGGGAAGGTCTGGTTCATTGACGACCTTGCTACGTTCGGTTGGCGTAATGAAGAACTCAAGCAGTTCAACGGAATGGAAGAAGCGGAATGGATGAGGATGTATGCTTTGGTCGACAGCATGCTCGACGAATATATGCAAGTCGGCTTTTCTGCTCGCGGTGGAAACAATCACGTGGAGGAGGACATCAAGGAAGTGGGTCGCGCTTATGCGACATATGGGCTTCGCACCGACTGGATGGAGCGCGAAGGGATTCGCTTCGACGGGATGTATCAGCAGAACAAGAGCATCAAGCTCTATGAGGACTACTGGATCACGTTGTCAATGCTGACGAAGGGATTCAAGAACGCCGTTATCTATAAATACTTTTTTAATTACAATCACAACAGCGCAGGAGGTAACTCCACGTTCCGCAACCAGGAACTCCAAGAGCAAGCTGCGTATGAGTTGCAGAGATATTTCCCGCAGTTCGTTGATGTGGTTGAGAAGGAAGGCGCTTGGGGTAAGATGGGAATGGAAAATCGCAAGGAAGTCCGTATCCAGTGGAAGAAAGCATACGAAAGCTCACAGTTCACTAGCAATCTACAAAGTTTCTTTGAATGAAAATATTGAATGTTCATGGGTCTAAGCGTGGGTTGATTAATCCTGTCACCAATACTCCTATTGGTGGATTAGAAAAGACTGTTGTTGATTTACATAATATCATTAATGAAGCTGGATACGATTGCTGGACTATATCTACAGCTAGTGATAAGCTCGTAGGCAAATTCGTAGAATTGGATACCAACGAAAAGTCGTTCGTTCAGCGATTACTGCAAGTGATCAATCGAGATAATTATACTCACATGATTGTTCATGGTGCTAATAGTATTGCTGCGAAACTCACCAAGTATGGCATTCCGTTTCTGTTCATCGAACACATCATGGATAAAAGCGTCAACAAGCTTTATCATCATCGTCATTTCTCAGAAACGATACCTAGGGCTCGCTCGAACGGGTCTAAGTTCTATTCTGTATCGCATTATGCTATGACCAACATTGAGAAAAGAGTTGCTGAACAGAATCTTGCAAAAGATTTCCGTTTTGATGGTTACATCAAATTACAGTACATCACCAAAGAACTGGAACACCTAAGCGCAGCGCCTTCTAATGGAAATTTTATTACGATAGGTCGTTGTGATAAGAACAAAGATCCAGCTGGTGCTATACCGCTATCCAACAAATTGAAGATACCTCTTCACATATATGCAATCATGTCCGAAACCAATGCTAAAGAAAAGCAGTACTATGAAAAGAAGCTATCACCTATCAAGGAAAACGTGTTCATAAACCATCCTCGTAGCGATATGCTAGTGGACCTTGCTTCTTCTGCTATCTACGTATCCACAGCTGCGCACGAGAGCGCGGGAATCACAGCACTCGAATCTTTGTCTTGTGGCGTTCCTGTCATGCTCCTTACTATGAAAGATACCCATGCGTCGTTGATGTTCGCACCAGACGGCAGCGACTACATCAAGTGTATGCCAAAGAACAAGATAGATATGGAATGGGTAGAAACCATGAGAAAGCTTTCGTTGGCTGACAGGGAAAACATCAAATCTATCACACGGAAATTTAACTCGAAAGGCGCAGTCGTCGATGGCATAATCAACGTTCTTGACATCATGGAACCGATAGAATATAATACAATAATCGAATCATCATCAGCATAAAGGTAATCAATGGATCCCGTAGTCTATTTCGCCAACATCGTACTCGTAGCATCCAGTTGGATGGCAGGAATTTTCGTAGCACGATTCCTCATGCGCAAGTATTTCAACATCAACCCAGACGGTCCGGAAGTCGTGGGTTCCATTTCATCGGATGACATGCTTGATTTCGACGACGCTGATAAGGCGTTCATTCCTGTCAATATTGTCAAGGAAGACGGTCTGTATTATGGTTGGTTCAAGAACAACAACAAGTTCTTGGGGCAGACGACTAGCGTCGAAGAGCTCCGTGTTATGGCACATGAGCATGTTCTCAAGGCGTTTGGGTTGCGGTTCGAGTTCACCCACGAGGATAAAGCTACGGTCGAGTCAGAAAAAGCTGCCTAAAGATTACGAACGTAACGAAAACAATTACAAAAATACCGTCCTTTTGGGGCGGTATTTTCGTTTTAGGGCCTTGACAACTACGAAAATGCGCGGTACAATAGGGTATAAGTTGGTTCAAATGAGCAGGAGCTTCACAATGACAGCATTTCTAAAAGCCTTCACAGTTTACGGTACGTTCTACGGTTCCGACGAGCTTCCCGACGCCCTCGCGACTTTCGATACTCGGGCTGAGGCGGAGGCTTATGTCAGCGCCTATCCTAGCACCGACCCGATCGTCGAGTACGATTTCTACCTCATCGCCGAGGATTTCGGTGGCAGCGTCAGATTTACTTCTGACGCCACGCTTTCAGGGGCTTGACAATCCATTCCGGTCGTGTTAGAATTGGCTATAGATAGGAGCTTAGGTATGATTCTTGTAGCGGTACGTTCGGGTGACGGTTTTCAGCAAGAAATCGGTCAAGATTTCACTTTCGAAAGCGCCAGCGCCTTGATTGAAGAAAAGGATGCGGATCAGGATGAAAATCCGTGGTTCGAGGGCTGCGATATGGTTCTTATCGACGGTGATCGTCAGTTCATGTTCGATGGTGAGGGCTGGCTTTGCATTTCAAACGAAGACAGTATCTAGGGGGCTTGACAATCCGGTCGAGCTGAGTTACAATAAGGTATAAATGAGGAAAGGAAAGCCAATGCAAATTTCAATCTCCGCGCCGCGTACCGTAGTCGACGCCCAGCTCTTGCTCGATACCGTCGATTTCCGTCAGATTTCCGAAGGCGAGCTCCAGGGCTTTGCCGGTGCTGACGAGGGCGACCTTATCGGCGAATTTGGCGATTTCGGTATCTGTGTCATGGGTGAGTTCACCGTGTCGTTCTTTGATATGGATGACGAGTTCGTTGACGAAACCATGTTCCGCCATGCCGATGGCGAAATCTACGAAATGATCTGAGGAGGTTAATATGGAATTTCATCGTATGCTCAATGACGGCTTTATCGTAGCTCACGACGAGTGGTTGGATATGGCTGTGCGTTGGAACGGTTCTGCCACGTTCGAAGTGTTTAGCGAGGTTCGTCCCGGCGCTTGGGCGCTTGTGGAGACCTTCATGGATTTCAACGCTCGTGGCGGAAATCAAGACTACGCTCGTAAGGTTGCTCGAAACTATTTCGATGAAACCTATAATCGTATGGAACAAGAGGAAGCTGCTCAATGAATATCGACGAGTACGATTTCGACAAGACTGCTCAAGCTGTGTTCGTGATGAATCCTTCGATGGGTTCGGAGAACCTGGATTATAAGTCATGGGAAGATTTCAAGTCTTTCATGGTTTCTATGGCATACACCTACATGCACAAGACCAACTCGTTTTCTACCGGCGGGTTCTGCCTGACTGCGTACAATGAACCGAACGGTGATCGCAAGGTTCGCGCGAGCGTGAGTGGTTCGCTGGCTTATTCCTACCTCTTCCCTAAGTGAGGCTATCATGACCGCATATCGTATCAATGTGATATATCGCGAATTCGGTGAAGCACCTTTGTACACAACCGAGGAATTCGGCTCGTACGAGGAAGCTAAGGCGCGCATTCGCTATATAAATGAGCTTGAACGCTGGGTTCGCGCTGATAACTGGGTCGAAGAAGTGGAGTCGGAAAATGCCTAATTGGTGCGATAACGTCGCGACGTTTAATCATAAGGATCAATCAGAACTCGTGCGTCTCGCGCAGGCGTTCGTCGATAAGAATCCTATGGAAACGTTCATGCCTTCCCCATATAAGGATCGTGTTCCAGGAACAGCTCCTATAAATGATGATTGGGGATATAGCTGGAGGGTAGAAAATTGGGGCACGAAGTGGGACGTCGATTGCAGCGATGCAGTTGATAATCTGAGCGAGGGATCGCTAGACGTATGGTTCAATTCTGCTTGGGCTCCTCCTATCGGTTTCTATAAGCATCTCGCTGAGCTTGGCTTTGATGTGGAAGCTTTCTACTACGAATCTGGAATGGGATTCTGTGGAAAGTATTGCAGCGAAAGCGATGAAGATGACTGCTATGAAATCACTGGAGATTCAGAATGGGTAAAGGAAACCATTCCTGCTGATATCGACGAGTGTTTCGCTATCAGCGATTCTATGGCAGACTGGGAAGCGGAGGAAACCAATGGGGCGTAGAACCGTAACTGTTGACGTAGATGTAGACGTTGATATCGACGATTTCGATATCGATGATATTATCAACCATCTCGAAGATCGTGGTTTCGTTGTGTTTGACGAGCATGATATGAAAACCAGAGAAACGAATAGCGATCGTATCTTGTGGCTCATTCGTCAGTCATATATAACAGATACGCCTGAGAACTTCCGCAAGTTTTTGGAACTGAAGTTCCTAGATATGGACATGCCCGCATGAACGAAGAAGCATTTGTGCGAATGAGATACCTAGATTTCTTGTTCGCAGAAATAGATCGTCTGAAAGAAGGAGGAATGGATGAGCGTAAAGCCACCAAGCTGGTTCTTCAGACGACCTTTGATACTGTAACATACGCCTGGAAAGAGTCGTATGGTTCGCGTAAAATGGCTGAGCATTTCTATCGCATAGCCGATGAGTTCGTAACAATTTCAAATGAGGAGAAAGTGAAATGATTGATGACGCAGTAAAGGCTTCCCAGAATGCTACGACTGGTGGGCGCAAGTTCGATGGTGATAAGCTGGAGTATGGTTTGCTTCCCGCTTATGCTCTTATGGCTACAGTAGACGTGCTTACTCTTGGCGCGCAGAAATACGAGCGCGATAACTGGATTCATGTGCCAGACGCGAAACGTAGATATTTCGACGCTCTTCAGCGTCATCTTTGGTCCTGGAAGATGGGTGAAGCCAACGATCGCGAGACTGGGCGTGGTCATCTAGCCCACGCTATCTGTTGCCTCATGTTCTTGTATGAGCATGATACTATCTACTCTGAGGCTTATCAGGAGTTGGCGGAAAAGGCTGTTGCCAATGCTATCAAGGAAGAGGTTCCTGTCCAGACCTACACCTGGACCGAAGCGAAGGTCGCAACAGACGACCACAGCAATATCGCGTCTTGACACCTACGACTGTATGAGCTATAATTACTCATAGATAGGGGATTGGGCATGAAAGTCGGTGAAGTGGTGACTGTTATGGTTCGCGATGCTCGTAATGTCAAAGCGTATGCTAATGGCGTTATTCGCGAATGGAACGAGTACACTGGCACCATCGTGCCCAATCTCAAAGGCTTTGGTCCTGACGTTTTCTGCCTGTCTACGGGTGATGCCAAGTTTCCCGTGCGCGTGATAGAGAAGGCTAGGACCACATTCTATCGTGCTGAGTTTGAAGGTGCTACCGTC